GGCTGCTCACCTTGCTCCACCGCAGGAGAGGCGCTCTCCGTCACGCGGCACCTCACGAGCGTCGTGCTTGCGTGTGGTTTTGAACCCGAGGGGCATAACGCGTCGACGTTCAGGTTGTCTTTTTTTGCCGAAGCAATGCGTTCCAGAATGCCACGTACCGGATCCGCCGGCGCCGCACCGGCCGGCGGCTCGGCGTCGGCGTTGTCGGCAGCTGCCGGCTTCCCGAGGGCGTCGCCTTCTGCCGCCTCCTCGGTGCCGTTGAGAGCCTCGGGCGGGATGACCGGGCGACGGACGGCGCCGGCGGACAGGAGCGGGTAGCGAGTGCCCCGATACAGCGGCACGTTTTCCTCTTGAGCGGCGATATGGCTGATCCCTCCTCGAGGCGGCCCGCTACCCCCTCCTCCCCCTGCCCGGCCGGGTCGCTTCCGATGCGTGCCCGCCCAGCTCCACCGGGATGATCGGGACCGACCGGCCGCCGTCCCGCAATCGCTCCGCTTCCTGTAGGCCCTCTCGCGAGGATGCGATGAGTGCGCCACCTCGCGCATCGAAGTCCCTCGCGACGTGAAGGCGGAGGCGGACAGCCGCTTCGGAGAGGGCTTGGCCAATGCCGTGGGCAGCGAGGGTGTCAGCGGAGAACCACAGCGGCCGGCCGCCGCTTTCCGGGTGGGCCAGGGCCTCGGCGATCACGCTCTGCACCGCTTCCACCGACAAGGCGCGCGGGGGCGCAGGAGGGGGAGCCGGCGGCAGGGGTGCCGGACGCTGGACGAAAGCCGCCAGCAGCGGAGCCAAGGCGTGCGGCGCGGAACCCGCGGCCGGCGGGGGAGCGGCCTGGGGTGCTGTCCCGAGCCCTCCGATAGCGGCCATGGCCGGCCTGGACGCGCCACCAGCAGCCTGGGCCGCCGGTGGCGGCGCACCTGGGCCGCGGAATTGTGGAGTGCGCAACAGCGCGTCGATGTCGGGCATGGGCGTGGATTGGGTTATCACCGCCGGCCTCACAGGTCGTCCCGCGCCTCGTCGGCGGTGATGATGCCCTCGGCCACGACGAACCGGACCGCGTCGCGGGGACTGTCGATTCCGATGAAGCGGGCGACCGTCTTCTCGATCTCGTGCTCCGCATAGTCATCGATGGCTTTCTGGACCTGGTCGAAGGGAAGATCGCTGTTCCCGCGCGCCCAGGCGGCCAGGTCCACGACGGCGACCTTGGCCTTGGCCTGAGTGTCGCCACTGCCGCTGCCGAGCGGCAAGCCTGGCGTGACCTCGTGGCTCTGTCCGTTGGCCGCGTGCGTGTCTGCGTCGGGGTGTAGGGTGGTTTCCATGGTGGCGGTCGTCCTTCCTTTGGAGGGCCTGCTGCGGCCCGCGCCACGCGCGGGCCGGCGGCGTTCAGGCTCAAGCGCCCGTCAGCGGCGTGCGGGGAAGCCCCGCGCGGTGCGGAGGCGCTGGACGTACGAGGCGGTGCGATCGTCCGGCACCGCGGATGCCTGGGCGCCGGCCTGCCCGGACCCGTCGGCCGCAAAGCCGCGGTCCCTGCGCATCTCCCGGACATACTCCGTCCCAGAGCGGCGTGCCGGCCGGATGTTGAACCTCTCGGTCAAGACCGCACCGGTCGCGTTGAGCAGTTCATCGGGGGACTGGAGCTTCACGCCGCGAAGCCTGGCCTGGCTGTGGGCAGCGACGAGACGGCCGGTATCGTCCCGCAGCGGCGCGAGGTCATCGTCCGTGGCGCCGGCCCCCTTCAGGTCGTCGACGATCCTGTCGCGCAGCACCCGTTGGGCGGCGTCAACGAGGAGGTGGTCATCCTTCAAAGTTGGGTACTTGGCGGCAAACTTTTCCAGCGCCTTGGTGTTTTCGGCCCGGAGCTTCATCTCCGCCGCCTCTTCCTGCATCATCTGCCGAATGGAGTTGCGGTCGACACTCGCCCTGGCGCGGTTGATGATCTCGCCGAGGGCCTGGGCACCTTCTTCGGTGTCTCCAACCTGGATTTTCTCTGTCAGGCTGCGCAGGTCGTCCTGATCCGCGTCGTAGTTCTCGGTGGGCATGGGTCTCAGTCCTTTGGCTTGTGGCTGCTCAGCTGGCGCAGGGGGTTTCAGTTCAAGCTGGCGCTCATTTTGCTGCTTCTTCGACTAGGGGGATCTGACACTCTCCTACGTCCTGCCGCGCCTCGGCGACCGTGATCACCCCCTCGTCCAGGAGAAGGTCCAAGGCTTGCCGCCGGTCGGTAACGACGCGGGCGAATCTTGCGTCGATGGCCTCCAGCAGCTCGCCGGTCCGGTAGTCCATCTCGCCCCGTCCCCAGGCGGCGAGGTCGACGTCGGTGACCGCGTCGTCGAAGCCGGCCAGGGTGGCGTGGAGCGCGAAGTACCGGCCGCGGCGGGTGAGGATCACGAGGAGGCGTTCGCCTCCGATGAGGCCCCTGGCCACCATGGTGAGCCAGTCACGCGCGTCGCCGGGCGCCGTCCGGCCCCGCCGGCTCGGGGTGCCGGCGACGACGCAGTTCCGCTCGTCGATGAAACCGACGCCGCCGGCATCGAGGAGGATGCGCAGCATGTGCTGGGCACCGTGCGGGAGGGGTAGCGGCCTGCGCGTCTCGATCTCGGTGTCGGTCATGCTTCCGGGCTACACCGAGCCGATCAGGGCGTCAGTGAGCGTGTTGCTTCATTTCGCTCGCTTGCGGGTCAAAGCCCAAGGCGCCGCCAGGCACGACGGATCGCGTTGCGGTCCGGGATGTCCTCTCCGTACTCCGCTATGCGCAGCCAGTCCTGGATCCGCTTATCGCGATGCGTCGGCCGCAGGTTCGGCGGCAGCTTGCCCTCGGCGCGCAGCGCCGTCACAGCCTCCAGGATCTTCGTGGCGTGGCCGCGGAGCGGACACGCCGGCGGCTCGGGCTCGGGTGAGGTGCTCGCCGAGCCGTCCGGCTCCGGCTCTGTGGCGATGCTGTCCTTGATCTTCCTCATCGTATGCGGGGCGCGGTCCTGTCCAAGAGTGGGCGGGGACTACTCGGGACGCAAACAACGACGCAACTGCGAACAAGATTGCCCGCGAATGCGGATTCTGTGGCCTGCTCCGCCCCCCTCAGTGGGTCGACGGCGGCAGGAGCACGCGCTGCATGGTGGCCCTATCCCCAGGCAGTTCGTGAAACAGGAGTGCCAGGGTCACGCCGCCATGGCGCACGGCCTCCTTGCAGGTCTCGCCGTCCGCGCCGCGGCAGGCGAGCCAGAGGAGCGCGGGAAGCAAGGTCTGCACGTGCTGGGCGATGTCGGCACTCTTCAGGTTCTCAAGGGCTGCGTCTCGCGCAACATCGAGGCACCAGCCTTTGGTGGCAATCCAATCATCCATCTGTGGGTGCTTGGCGATGAGGCCGGCGATGCGCGGGCCATCGACCGTAGCAGCCAGGATGGGCTGGCCGTTCACGGCGGCGGTGATCGTGAGCCGGGTGTCAGGCATCTGGCCAGTCCTCCACCTCTACACGTTCCATGCGCTGCGCCGGCACATCCACCGCGTCGCTCTGGGCGAGCGCGAGGACCCGCTGGCATTCTCGAACGAGCGCGGCGCGCTCCCCTGGCTGTAGTCGCTGCACCTGGTTGCGGGTCACGCCGGCGAGCAGCTCGATGAGCCTATGCATCGGGGTAGTCCTCCACCTCGATCGACATTTGCTCGAACGCCACGGGCGCCCGCGGGTCCATATCGGCGATCCGCGACATCGCGTCGAGAAGATCGTCGCGTGGCGAGAAGGGGAAGAGCGCGAACTCCTCGAAGAACACGCGCGTCAAGTCGTAGGGGTTGCCGTCCTCGTCCCGGCGCATGATCGGCTCCATCAGCCGGTGATGCTCCCCGCGGGCCTTGGCGTTTCGCTCCGCCCTGTCGGGCCCCGGATCGGGCCGGTACTTGATTTCGTCGCTGCCCTCGTCGAGGCACCAACGGGCATGGTACTCCGCGTTGCCGAGCGTTGGATGCCACACGCGACCCGGCACCAGGAACGACCCCTCCCGGAACATCGGCTCCAGGCGCCCCACACGGGCCTTCTTGGACTCACCGCCCGGCCGCTCGCCCACCCAGTTGAGTTCTGTGATCTCGAAGAAGTAGCGCTCAAGGCGCATGCGCTCCTCGAAATACTCCACGTCCGACTGCATGCCGTAGCGCTCGTAGCCCACCTTGACGATCTGCACGCCCGGCATCTTCGCCCACTTCTTGTGCAGGTCGCGCAGGCGCTCCCAGCGCTCCGACAGCGGCATGCGATGGCAGTAGCCGTCGAGCAGGTACTTGTTCTCGTTCACGTCGATGCCGACGACCGGCATGGCCGTGCGGTCGGAGGTCCGGTTGCGGCCCTTGGAGGGGTCCACCAGGATGTAGACGTTGAGCAGCGAGGGCCGCACCCAGAACGGGATCAGCCACCGCGTCATGAACATGTTCTCCTCGCCCGCGAGCGGGTTCTGGAGGAACTGGGCGGCCACCTGGCTCCGCTGCTCGCGCTTGACCTTCTCCCAGGCGTCGCGCGTAAGGAAGACCGGCTTGCCGGTCAGCGACCCGTCGTGGGTCGCCGCGTAGATGCGCGGCTTCGCGATGCCGTGCTCGATGATGTAGGCGTAGGTGTCGCCGAAGTGGTAGCGGGTGCCGATGAACCACTTGCGGGTGCCCTCGGCGACGCCCAGCGAGAAGGAGAGCTCCATCCGCTCGGTAGCTTTCTTCACCTGGTCCGGGTTGGTGACGTTGGTCTCGTTGATGACGTCGTCGTAGACCAGCAGGTTGAAGTGCTTGCCGGTCGGCAGGGCCTCGATGACGCCGTGGCCCTCGACCGTGGCCTCGCGCGGGTTGCCCTGGCGCTTGACCGTGATCCCGTCCGCCACGGACCACGAGCGCGCCTGCTTGCGTTCTTTTTGATCGCGCCAGAGCACGTCCGGGTAGAGCTTGAGGAGCTTCTCGTTGCCTTCGAACTCCTCCTTGATCTGGTCGACGAAGCGGTGCGCGAGCTCCTTGGTGTTCGAGAAGATCGCGACGCGGATCTCGGGGTCGCACAGCACCTCCTGGATGACGCCGGCGAACGTTATGCAGCTCGATTTCCCGTGGTATCTCGCCCACAGGTCGAGCCGCCCGTCGGGCTCGGCCTCGACCTCCCGGCACCGCGCGTAGACCCAGGGATGCGACATGTCCGGCCGGTTGCAGAGCACCGTCAGCAGGAAGAACCGGTCGTTGCAGCCGAGCAGGGCCTGCTCGGCGGGTGTCATATGGGGCACGATCTCGGCATAGGTCTCCAGGGCGACCTCGTAGCGGTAGCCCGGAAGCTCGCGGATGATCCTGAGGACCTCCTCGTCTGCCCCCTCCGCGTAGCGGGCGCCTCGCAGCGGCCGTGCCATCTCAGTGCTCCCCGGCGCCGTTGCCCCTGTTGCCGGCCGGCGGGAGCGCCTTCTCGGCGGCTATCCGGTCCTCGTAGGCGAATGCCGCCTCGCGGACGCGGCGGATGGCCTCGCGCATCACCTCGCGGCCGGGGTCCTGGGGCCTGGGGGTGATGTCCTCCACCTTGACATCGTGCTGGTCCTTCATCAGGCCCAGGAGCCGCGCTATCTTTTCGATGGCGGCTAGCTTGTCGTGCATCTCCACGCGCAGGCTGCCGTCCTTGCCCCGAACGATCTTCGCGATCATCGCCGCCGCGGCGTCGTCGAGATCGTCGCGCACGACGATGTCCTGGACGACCACGATCTCGCCCGTCTCGGGGTCCTTCAGCGGGACCGCGGCGCCCCAGGTCACCACCTTGCGGATGTCGGAGAAAGCGATGGGCCGGAGGGCCTCGACGAGGTGGTCGAGGGTGATGGCGCTGCGGTCGCGCAGTTCGGCGCGGATCGCCTCGATCCTTGCCGTAACCTTGCCGTTCGCCAGGAGTTCGGCTGCCTTGCGGTGAACGGTCTCCGGCTTGGTGTCTGACCCCACGTCGTATGCGAGCCGGTAGGCCTCGGAAGCACTGGATTTCTCAACATATAGCCAGCAGAACCGCTCCTGCTTGGGGGTGAGTCCGTAGGGGCCTACGGCCTCCGCCAGATCGGGTGACTCCCGAGACTCCTTAGACTCCCGTTGTTGCAGCTCCTCGATGCGCGCCTTGATGGCCGGCTTACGCGCCAGCTTCTTGGCGTTCGCATTGATGGTGGTCGTCACCATCTTCGAGCAGTCGCGCGAG